GCTGAGCAACTAGGCAAGGCAACGAGCCAATCTCAGATTCTTCAGATTGCGAACGACACTGCTCGCCTCAATGTAAAGCGTTCAATCCTTGCCCTAGAAGATGCCATTGCTGCTAAGGATGAGCAAGCCATCATTGCTGCTACCAATAAACTTAATGCAGACCTAAAGGTGCTTAGTGTCCTATCTGGTCAAAATATTAAGATGCAAGATATTAAGTCTATTCTTGACAGTCTGAAGCCAAAAGACTTAATTAACCAAGCCAACCTAGATGAGGCATTGCGTAAGATTCGAGAGATGCTTGCTTTACTTGCACAGGCTAATACTCAGGCTACGGCTAAGATACCGACAAGCGGATCACTAGGATCAGGTATCCCTGCAGGTGACTTCATCGCGCCTATCTCAACAGCTGGCGGATCTATCGAGGCTATTCTGGAATATGCAGATGCAGCTTCAGCTCGCGCTAATGCTTTTGCAGATCTACTAGATATTCAGAATGCAGCCGATGCTTTGGCTTTGATTGAGTCCCAGCGTTCAGTCGGTGATCTTGGCGGATACAGTCCTAGCATGAACACAGGTAGAGGCTACGGATCAAGCTCAGGCGGTAACACAATTATCGTGAACACAGGCGTGGGCGATCCTAACGCTATTGCGGAAGCTATCGACAATGTATTGCGCGAAGCGCGAGACAGAGGAACGCTAACAGCAATATGACATGGCTTCCAGAATGGCGAGTGACAGTAGGTGATGATGTCTATACGACTGTCACCTCTGTGTCGTTTGCATCTGGTCGCTTGGACATTGACAGACAATGCACAGCAGGTTACTGCCGAGTAGAGATCATCAACTCTAACAATGCACCCTTTACCATCAATGTCACAGAGCCAATCACTTTAGAGCTCAAAGATAGCGGTGGCAGTTATGTCACAGTATTTGGCGGCGAGGTCTCAGACTTTAACATCGGAGTGCGTAGCCCAGAGGAAACTGGATTTATTACTACTGGCACGATCTTGGGCATTGGATCACTTGCTCGACTTACTAAAGCTATCTTTAACACAGCTCTCATAGAAGAATTAGATGGCAAACAAATCGCAGACATCTTGGGCGCAGCTCTTAACCTCTCATGGGCAGAAGTTACACCTACTGTCACATGGGATACATACCCAGCAACAACTACATGGGATGAAGCAGAGTCCTACATCGGCACTATTGACACAGGCTTCTACACGATGATTGCTCTTGCTGCTAGTGCTTCTGCTAAGTCTCAGACACTTGCAGACCAAATTGCCAACAGCGCATTAGGCCAGATCCATGAGGAAAAGAATGGAGATGTCTCCTATGACGATGCAGACCACCGATCTAACTATCTCGCAGCTAATGGCTTCACTAGCATTGATGGCTCGTATGCAACACCAACCTCTATCACATCTACAACTCAGATTGCTCGCATCCGTAACAGCCTTATCTACCGCTATGGCACAGGATACGCATCAACCTACGCTGTATCAGATTCCGACTCTGTAGCCTCTTACGGGCTTTTTGAGAGGTCTGTGGACTCTAACATCAAGAACCTTGTGGACATCACTGATATTGCCTCTAGAGAGCTTAACCTGAGAAAAGACCCAACTGGGTCATTGGGTGCAATTACCTTCAGACTTGATAACCCAGACATCCCTAACCAAATGCTAGATGACCTAATCAACATCTTTTTTGGCGAGCCTGTAATTATTGACAACCTGCCTAGCAATTTACTAGGTGGGCAATTCGATGGCTTTGTGGAAAACATAGCCCTAAGGGCAACGCCTAGCTTTGTGGAGATCACCCTCTACATCTCAGCAACGGACTTCTCACTATCAACAACCCAATGGGAAACAGTTACGCCTGCTTCACTTATCTGGACGGATGTAAATGCTATACTAACTTGGACTAACGCGACTGGAGCACTAACCTAATGGCAACTACTACACCTAACTTTGGTTGGACTGTTCCAACCTCATCTGATCTAGTCAAGAATGGCGCGACAGCCATCGAGACACTAGGCGATTCAGTTGATGCATCCTTCGCAGGTCTTACAGTCAATGCACAGACTGGTCTTACATACACAGCAGTCAAGGCAGATGGACTTAACGCGATTGTCACAATGGACAATGCAGCAGCTAACACTTTCAGCATCCCAACAGATGCCACTTATGACTTCCCTGTAGGCACGACACTCTTGGTCTATCAGAAGGGTGTAGGTGTCACTACTATCGATGCTGTTACATCTGGCACTACTACAATCGTGAGCGCAGGTGCGGTATCTGCTGCTCCAGTACTTGCTCGCTATAAGTCTGCCGCTGCTATCAAGCTTGCTGCTAACTCATGGACTGTAGTCGGTGGCATTTCCTAATGCTCAACTCTCTCATTGGGATCATCGCCTCTAGCGGTGGTGCAGCGGCAGTACCTAACTCTTATGAGTCAATCGCTACTGTAACTGTTGGATCAGGTGGCTCATCTAGTGTAAGTTTTACTAGCATCCCATCTACTTACCAGCATTTACAGATTCGTGCGCTTGCTAGACTTAATAACGCTGGAGCTAACGGCACAGGCATAATGAGGTATAACTCTGACACTAATTCCAATAATTATACTTACCACGAAATTGTCGGAAATGGTTCATCTGCAAGTGCTTATGGTAGTGCTGCACCTGAAAGTAATCAGTTAGCAGGATTTACAGGTGGCACAGCTTTAACTAACAACTTTGGTGCTGTAATCACTGACATCCTAGATTATGCCAATGCTAACAAGTATAAGACTATGAGAAACTTCGGCGGTTATGACAATAATGGAAGTGGTCAATCCAGACTTAACTCAGGTCTTTGGATGAACACTGCTGCAATTACAAGCATTACATTGACACCTAATGCTGGTACTGCATTTGTTGAGTATTCCCAGTTCGCCCTATACGGAATTAAGGGGTAAACAATGCCATCAACATACGAGCCAATCGCTACTAACACTTTGGGCAGCGGTGCATCATCTGTAACTTTTTCTAGTATTTCAGCAAGTTACACAGATTTAGTTTTAATTGTAAATATCTCAGGCTCAACAGACATAAATGTCCAAATGCAATTTAATGGTGATACTGGTTCTAATTATTCAACTACGGTTTTAGGTGGGTCAGGAAGTGCAGCAGTATCCGACCGATACAGTAATCAGTCATACATACAAATTAACTATCAGGCTTTCCTAACGGCTGCTTTTAATACTAACTCAATCATCAACATACAAAACTATTCTAATGCCACAACCTATAAAACTTCTCTTAGTAGATTTAATAATGCTTCTAATGGAGTAGATGCAGTAGTGGGTCTATGGCGCAATACTGCTGCAATCACATCAGTGCTTCTCAAAACTCACACAGGTACTTTTGCTACTGGCTCTACCTTTACTCTTTATGGAATTAAGGCGGCATAATGGCTACTACATTTACTAAGATTGCCTCTGTCGATGTTGGATTGTTAGGGGCAGCAAGCATTGACTTTACATCAATCCCTAGCACTTACACAGATTTAGTGGTTTATACCTCAGCTAGAACAAACAGAGCTTCTAATAATGCTGACCCAATCAAATGTCAATTCAATGGCGATACTGGAAATAATTATTCCCTTCGCTTTTTAACAGGTAGCGGTTCAACTGCTTCATCAGGCAGTGCCTCTGGTATTAACTATAACATTGCAGGTACGGCTACGGCAACTACTGCTACTGCAAGCACTTTTGGTAATGCAATGTTATACATCCCTAACTATGCAAGTGCAAACTACAAGTCATCATCGATGGACGGAGTTGCAGAAAATAATGCAACTGCAGCAGTGGATCGCTTTGAGGCTAATCTTTGGTCAAGTACCGCAGCAATTACTTCAATCTCTTTGACTCCTAACACTGGAACTGCATTTAACCAATACTCAACAGCAACGCTTTACGGCATTAACAAATCATAAGGAGACAACATGGCAGACACAAAGATCGTAGTTGATTGCTCTACTGGGGAAGTCTCAGAGATCGAATTAACCGCAGAAGAGGTAGCACAGCGCGAGGCAGATGCTCAGGCATACGCTGAGGCTAAGGCAGCAGAGGAAGCAGACAAGGCGGCTAAGGCTGTTGAGAAGGCTGCTCTTCTAGAGAAGTTGGGCATCTCAGAAGATGAAGCGAAGCTTCTACTTGGATGAAGGTCAAGCTAAGTAAAGCTGCTATCCAGTTAAGAGAGCAGTTTGATGACTCGTTTCCAGATCGTGACCGCACATCGGATGGTTGGATCGGTGATACCCGACACGCTGCTCGCAAGTCAGATCATAATCCAGATGAGCAGGGCTGGGTTCGTGCCATTGATGTGGACAAAGATCTACACAAAGGCGGAAAGCCAGACGAAATGGGAGATCTTGCTGATCAGCTTCGCACCTTATGTAAAGCACAAAGAGACACGCGTATTGCTTACATCATTTACGATGGAAGAATCTGCTCCCACATCCTTAACTGGAAATGGCGCAAATACACAGGGGCTAACAAACACACTAAGCACATGCATGTCAGCTTTAAGAAAAAGGCTGACAATGATAGTGCTTTTTTTCAGATACCTATGTTAGGCGGAGAAGATGAACGAACTAAAAAAAATGTCAGGATCATGGATCAGAGCGTTTCTCACTGCAGCGCTTGCACTTGTGGCAGCAGGGGAAACTGACCCTAAGAGTATTGGTTATGCTGGGGCTTTAGCGGTTATTCCGCCTGTATTGCGCTGGCTTAATCCTAAAGACGAGTCCTACGGCAGATCAGAGTAATGACACAGTCAGACTTCTTCACGCTTTACCTTGCCACCATTGCAGCACTTGGCGGCTTGTCTGGCTATGTAATCACACACCTGTTGTCTGAGATCAAAAGACTCAACACGCGAGTCGATGAGATCTATAACATACTTCTAGACAGGTAACATTCTGCTATGGCAAGAAAAGCAACTAAGGCATTAGAGGAACAAGGTTACTCAAAGCTTGATGCTTATTGCATTGGGCTTTATGAATACTTCCTGTCGTTAAAGCGAGCAGGCTTTGCAGAAGATATTGCTATGTTCATGATCACAGAGCCACAGGCTTATCCACATTGGATCTTGCCCGATGGAATACCGCCTGAGAAGTTAGGCGATTATGTAGATGAGGATGACGATTAAGCGAATCGTGGTCGTGTCGGATCTTCAAGTTCCGTATCATGACAGGGTTGCCACTCGTAACCTTGCAAGCTTCATCACAAAGTTTAAGCCAGACCAAGTAGTAACTATCGGTGATGAGATTGACCTTCCACAGATAAGCAAGTGGGAAGAAGGGCGCATGGGCTCTTATGCCCAGACCCTAGATGATGACCGCAATCAAGCTGTGGACTTGCTCTGGGAATTAGGCGTAACAGATTGCATCCGTAGCAATCACACAGATCGCCTGTATAACATCATCATGGCTAAAGTGCCAGCGTTCGGGGCATTGCCAGAGCTGCGCTTTGAGAAGTTTATGAAGTTCGATGAGTTAGGCATTACCTTTCATAAGAATCCCATGCCTATTGCACCTAACTGGATTGCTGTCCATGGTGACCACACACCCATCAAGCCACAGGGGGGCTTATCAGCCCTTGAAGCAGCCCGTAGGCATGGAAAGAATGTTATCTCAGGTCATACCCACAGAGCAGGCAGATCAGCCTTTTCAGAGGCCTCTGGAGGCCGTATAGGGCGTGTCCTGCATGGTGTTGAGGTAGGCAATCTAATGGACTTTAAGCAAGCTGCTTACACTAAGGGTGTGGCTAACTGGCAACAGGCTTTTGCTATCATCTATGTGAACAAGGCTAAGGTACAGGTGGATCTTATTCACATCGAAAAAGACGGCACATTCATTGTGTCTGGAAAGAGCTACGGCAGAGCCCGATAATCGTTATCGTTTCGTTACACAAATGTCCGTGACTTTGTCGGATGTGCATGAGACTCTAATTCAGTAAGCCAGTCAAGGGCACTGGATGCAGATAGGTAGAAAGATGAACTCAATTACAATCATTGGAATCATTGGCTTATTTATAGCCACTAATTTCATTTGGTATTGGCAAGGCTACAAAGATGGACGGCGTGAGGGTTGGCACAAAGGTCGCAACTTGGCTCGCTCTTTGGTAGATCATGAGAGCTAATGAAATCCTCTTATCAGCCACAGACACGATCCGTGATCGTGGGCTCTCATATGGTCACCCTGCGGATAACCTGCAACACACAGCGATGCTCATCAGTGCATACTTACAAACACCGATACACGACTATCAGGTGGCAGGGATCATGGTCTTGGTTAAACTTGCACGGACTAATCAATCAGCCCAACACATCGATAACTGGGTCGATCTCTGCTCGTATGGCGCACTCGCAGGGCAACTAGCCACAGAGGAAAATGATCTTTATGTTTAATTTGGCAGATTACGAACCAGTAGAGGTGAGACTTGAAAAGTTTATTAAGGACTATCCAGCGTTCCGCATTGCAACTGAGTTGGAAGTGGTCGAGGCTTCTCGATACATTGTCAAGGCGTATCTATTTAAGAATGCTGAAGATGGCGTTGCATGGGCAACAGGGTACGCTGAAGAAACAGTTACTAGCCGAGGGGTTAATCAGACTTCAGCATTGGAGAATTGCGAGACTTCGGCAATCGGCAGAGCACTTGCAAATGCAGGTTATGCGCCTAAAGGAAAGAGACCAAGCCGAGAGGAAATGAGCAAGGTCGTAGCTGCTAAGCCAGTTAAGCCATCAGTGGCAGATGTTAAGCCAGACGATCAGGATTATTGGACTACACCTGTTAATGAGTATCGAGGCGTAGTGGATGCACCTGTCACACTTGAGAAGGCTATGGAGAATGTAGCTGCAATAATGGGAACAGGTGAAGCAGTAGAAGCACCATCATGCGAGCATGGACACATGCAATGGCGTGAGGGTGAAAAGAATGGCAAGGCATGGGGTGGCTATTTCTGCAACACAGCGATCTCATCGGCACATAGATGCCCTACCAAATGGTACAACTTGGGCAGTGATGGAAAGTTTCAACCACAGAAGGCGAGAGTCTAAATGGGTAACATCGGTATAAAGATCAATGGCGAGTGGGTCGATTTAATGTCAGCATTCGTGCCATGTCAGCTATGCAACGAGCCAGTAGCAATAAGGGATTTAGAGGACATATCTTCAGACTCAGTTAATGGCGTTGTTACATGGCAGTGCTCAAAGTGTAAAGCAGTAAATGGCTAGTCAAGCAAGGAAGCACAGAGGTTTCCGCACAGAGCGTGTTGTCGCACAGTACCTATCGACTGTATGGCAGGGCGCATGTGTGGGAAGGGGTAGTGGCAAGGATATTGTTAATGTGCCGTTCGATGTTGAAGTCAAAGCCCGTGCTGGATTTCAACCTCTTGCATACATAAAGCAATTAAAAGCTCGGACAGCCATTTCGGGGGAATTAGGCTTCGGAGTAATTAGACTCAATGGTCAGGGTGAAGATGCGCGTGAGTATGCCGCGATCATTAGACTAGAGGATCTCTTGCCACTACTCATATTAAGATATGGTCACCTAGACAAAGAACCTACAGAGGCAGACATAGACCGATGCTCTGGATGTGGGTCATACATGATAAGGAAGTGCTTAACTTGCCAGCCTACGATTACAAATGCACACGATGCAATCTTAATCAAGAGATCAATCACGGATGGCACAATAGACCAGTAGTGCTATGTAACTACTGTAATGAACCAATGGTTAAAGTTATAGCAGCTACGCCAGCAGTATTTAAGGGCAAAGGCTTCTACTCTACAGATAAATAGTTATCCACAGAAGTTATCCACAGGGGGTA